CCCCATCCGCTGCTTGGCGCAGATCACGTCCATCCGGCCCCGCGCCTGTTCGAAATCCGCCAGCCATTCCGGGTATCGCATATCATCCGGAGATGGCATCAGCCGTTGCAGGTAGTATTCCTCGCGATAGGCGAAGAGGATGCAATCGGCGTCCTGTTCCAGCGACCCGCTGTCCCGAAGATCGCTCATCTGTGGGCGCTTGTCGTCTCGGTTCTCGACCTGGCGATTGAGCTGCGAGATCACCACGAGCGGAACGGCGAGGCTGTGAGCGAGCCCCTTTAGCGACTGGCTGATCGCGGCAATGCGGCTGTTATCGCTCTGCCAGCGGTCCTGGGCGGGCTGGATCAATCCGAGGTAGTCGATGATCACGGCGCCGATCTCCGCGCCCTGTGAGCGCCTCCGGCGCGCCAGACGCGATATTTCCCCCGACAGATCCGGCATCCGCCGAATGTGAGGTCCGACCACGTCCACGGGCAGCGGCTGAATCGTGATCGCCGCCTCCATCGCGGCGCGCGCTTCGTCGTCGTCCACGTGCCCGCGGCGCAGGCTCTGGTAATGAATATCCCTGCCCTGCTCCCGCGCGGCCTCGGAGACCATGCGAAAGGCCAGATCCTCGCCGCGCATCTCGAGGCTTGCGAAAATCACCGAGCGGCCCCGGCGCGCGATGCGGTGCGCCATACTCTGGGCAAGGGCCGTCTTTCCCATGCTCGGCCGCCCGCCGATCAGAACCATGTCGCCCGCGAAAAGGCCGCCGATCAGGTGATCCAGGTCCGCGAACCCCGTCGGCGTCGCCGGCCCCTTGTCCCGCGCCGCGATCATTTCCCGAATGGCGGAGTCGACCGTCTCGGAGAGGCTGGCGCTCGCGCGCTGCCTGCGAAATCCCTCGCGTATCCAATCAAGATCGGCCTCAAGCCCCTGCACGGCGGCATCGGCGCCGCCATCCTCGTCAAGAGCGCGGGCGGTGAATATCGCCCTCTCCGCCGCCGAGATGACATCCCGGCGCGCGGAGATCTCCACCATGTCGGCCGCGACCTCGGCGACAGTTCCGGTCGATATGACGGAGCCCGCGAGGCGCGCGAGATACTCCGTGCCGCCAAGTTGCGAAAGGCCTTCGTGCCCGCCCAACGGGCCTTTCATCGTCACCGGGCTTATGTGTTCGCCGCGCGCGCGCTTGGCTTGGACCGCGCGGAAAATATCAGCATGAACCGGATCATAAAAATGCACCGGCTCAAGAAACCCGAGATGGTCCAGACAGTCCGGATTGATCATGATCGTGCCTAGGACAGCCTGTTCCGCCTCCACACTGAACGGCATCAGCGGTGTTTTTTCGCGTCCAGCCACAGGCTACGGCCCTTCACGCTTTCCATCGCGCTCGTGATCCTCCCAAATCCGGCGCAGGCGGTCGGCCTTCGCCGTATCGCCATCCTGCTCCGCCCGCCGGATCGCCGCAAGCGCGACGGTCTCGGCGGCGGATCGGGCGATCTCGCCGATATGCCGCATGGTCATTCAGCGGAGGCGAATAGGCCCATGCTGTCCTGCCGCGGCGCATCGGCGAGGGCCATGTTCTTGATCGCCTGCTTGTAATAGGAGCTCTTGAGCTCGACGCCGATCGCGTTGCGGCCGTTCGCGACCGCGCCATAGGTTTCCGAGCCAACTCCCATAAACGGCGTCATGACCACATCTGCGGGATTGCTCCACAGTTGGACCGCACGCTCGATCACATCCAGTTGCAGCGGATGGACATGCTTTTCGTCGTCGGGCTCCTTGCTCTCCTTGTATGGCAAAACCCGGTCGATCCGGATGTCATCCCAGACACAGGATGCGTAGCGCCGCCATATCCAGTGTGAAAGCTTGTTCTTCTTCTGGTCCGTCTCGCCGCGGAACCGCAGCAAATCCTCTGGCACCGGGGTCGCGCCGGCGTATTCCGAAAAGCCCACCTCGTGGCGCACCGGCGTAGCGTTCTCGCCCTTGCGCTTGAAAATCATAATGAAATCGCCGGCCGCGATAGTGCTGTGGCAACTGTCCTTTACGAGTTGCTTGTGCGTCAGGTGCTTGAGCCTGGTGCGCACCGCCACACGCAGCGGCTCTTTCCAGATGCAGACGCGGCCGAAGAAGAAGAAGCCATGGCGGCGGTGCAGGTCGCAGATGCGGCCGGGCAGGTCGAAATAGCCAGTCTGCTGACCGGGGTTCGGAATATCCATGCAGTGAACCACCGTCATTCGGCCGGGTTTCGTTACTCTCGCGACCTGATCGACCAGGAATTCATAATGATCGAAAAATTGGTCGTAGGTCGCGTTGTTCGACATGTCGCGGTCGTCGCTGGAATAGTTGTAGAGGCCACAGAAGGGCGGCGAGTAGACCGAAAGATCAACGCTCTGGTCCGGCAGCGATGGTAACACCTCGCAGCAATCGCCATTGTAGAGCGCATACTTGTCGGTGATCGTCTGATCGATCAAAGCCATGTCGGAACCTCCGTCTTGTTCGGGTGAAGTTTAAGTCTGTCCATATTGAGCGCATCATTCATAAGCGCGACCATTTCCGCGAACATTTTCTCGCAGGCGTCAGCCTTGCGCCGGAGATTTGCGGAAACGTCGCGCCCGCTCTGGCTCACCACATTATCGATCCTGACCTTGCGTGTCTGCCCAAAGCGCCAAAGCCTGCGCGTCGCCTGATAGTACTGCTCGAAGCTGTGATCAGGAAAGTAGGTCATGTGGTTGCAGTGCTGCCAGTTCATACCGAAGGCAGCAATGCGCGGCTTCGTCACGAGTTTCTTGATCTGCCCGTGCCTGAATGCCTCAAGAAGTTCTTCCTTCTTTTCGTCCGGGTCTGACCCTGAAATCTGCTCCGCCCCGGAAATCATCTTCGCGAGAAGATCGCCCTCGGCATTCAGGTGGCACCAGGACACGCCAAAATCGTCATGATCCATGAGCGAGGCCGCGCGCTCGCCCCTCTCGACGATCGTCTCGCGCCGCTCCTGCCTTTCTTCGTTCAGTCCGACCGCCGGCAAAGGGAAAAGCTGGCCGGGAAGCGCCTTGCTCGGAATGACGTGCTCAACCTCTTCGATTTCCGGCAGGATGAATGGACCATCATTGAAGCCGAGGTCGGACGGTTTGCGGCACGCCCTCGCCCACGAGCATACCCAGCGCCAGAAATCGCGCTGCGCGTGCTGCTTGATCCGCCACTTGGACCCGATAAAGGCCGGGTGCAGGCTCTTCTCGTCATTCTTGAAGAACGTCAGCAGCATGTCCATGTGCCCGAGGTAGCCGAGCGCCTCCGACGATGTGCCAAGCTCGACGTAATCGTTCGGCGCGGCGGTCGCCGTGCATAGCAGGCGGTATTTCACCTTGCGCATGAAATCGGTGATCTGCTGCTTCCTCGCCCCGTCGAAATTCTTCAAGATGGAGCTTTCGTCGCAGACCACGCCAGAGAAGTCGTCGGGGCCGAAGTGCGAAATGCGCTCATAGTTGGTGGTGACAATCTCTGAGTTGATTTCACCACGCAGCGACCGAGCGCAAGCCATGCCAAACTTTTCCGCCTCCTCGACCGTCTGCATCGAGACGCTGAGAGGGGACAGGATCAGCACCGGCTTCGCTTCTCGCCGGACCACGTTGTGAGCCCACACGAGTTGCATCAGCGTTTTGCCGAGCCCGCAGTCGGCAAAGATCGCGGCGCGGCCCTGCCGGCACGCCCACTCGATCAAATGCGACTGAAAATCATAACAATCAGGATGAATAAACTCGGGCGCGAAACCGAATTCCCCCGCAAGCTGAGACTTGGCTCCGATGAAATCCAGATATGATTGACGGTCAAAAGACATCACGAAACCCCCAGACTGCGCGCCATGTCGAGAAACCTGCTCCGCGCATAGCCCGCGCGCCACGGCTGCCGCGCGGCTGGCGAATCGACCGGTTCGCGCATGTCCTGCCACTCGCCGGAGCCCGGCAGAAACCGCGCCTTTTCGGTGGCGAGCGCGATATTGTCGACCTCTGCCACCCATGCCGGCATCATCCGCGGCAGGTCGAACCGATCGGAAATCGCCAACCAGATCCGGTCCTCGATATCGGCGTAGCGCCCGATCTCGCGCTTAATGGGCCGGATCAGGTCGCCAATATAGGCTTCCGCCGCATCATGCATGAGCGCGATCCTGAGGTCGTAGGCCCGGCCGATGGCAATCTCGGCGCAAAGCACCGAGTGCTGCGCGACCGAGAAGGCCGGCAGATGCTCGACCGTGTGCCCGTTGAAGCGCGGGATGCGCGATAGCGCGATGGCGATCACGTCGAGATGGATTTCATCCGGCGACGGATCGAAGATATGGACGAAGCCGCGGCCGGCCCAGATGCACGGCCCGCGATCGTCCTCGTAAAGTCCGACACGGTTTGCCATGGTCAACCCCGCATCTGCATGATCAGGCAGAACCGGCCATCGTCCGAGCCAGAGCCGCGAAGGCGGAACGCAAGGTTAGGGTTCGCCGCCATCTCGCAATCGGCTGCCGGCAACACGCCAAGCGATGATCGGATCAGCTTCGCGTCGAGCGGTGCGCGGAACTCGGTCACGTCAAT